TGTTCAATCTGGGGTCTCCTCATGTCATAGACCTCTTTACCATGTAGAAAGTATTCATCAAGAGCCTGGCGTAAAACGCCAGCCATATATTCGCCTTCACACAATGGTGAATCTACCCTCCAGGTATGCAATGACTTCAGAATAGAAGCTTCTTCGATGGGACCAACAATGCTGCCAAGAGTATCGTGTTTGACAAACTTTCGCTTCAAAAGATCCGCTTGATCGATGCCAATAAAAGGAACAGAAGCAGACTCCTTATCAGACATGGTGTAGCCAACTCCTATAGATTCCATCACGGCAGCAATGGAAGAATGGTTGAACAGCTTTTCCTTCTCATCTACGGATCCAATGTTGTCATCACCATAGCACAGCAAATCTACCATCTCGTGGAACAATGGAACTTCCTCGGGATGCATGGTATAATAAGCGTAGCGCATGTACAAACGATTCGCGTCATTGTTCACTTCAACAGTGAGAGGTTGACCTGACGGATTGGACCCAACAACTTCCAAAAACAAACTCTTGATTTCGTATACAGGATAGCACACTTCAGTGCCAATACCCCGGCAAATCGTCAAGAAATCTTGGGTCATCTTGCAACGCTTGAAGATGTGTTCGTAGTACTCAAAGGCTCCCGTCGAAAATTGCACTTCCATGCCCTTATCAAAATGCTTGAAATCGCCATTGAAAATTCTGTTCAGATCTCGGAATGACTCATGGAAACAGCGCCAATCTTTGCCAGCAGCATTGGTTCCAACTGCAGATTCAAAATGCAACGGATATCTTCTACGGGCTGCCATCAAGGGAAGGAAATACATCCTAACCAAAATGATGAAGGCAACTTGTGCTGCGGAATAGGTGCGCACTTTGTGCTTGTCATACTTGGCGAAAGAAAGAGCTTCATCCTTTAGGCACATGGCAAAAAGGGTGTTGATCCTTACACCAGTCAACAACTTCTTTTCCATCTGATTCACTCTAGAACGCACATCCAACAGGTCCTCATCAAAATCGTAAGCAACTTCATGCTCTTCTGACTCAACTAGCTTCACGTATTTACTTTTCTTCCCACGCTTGGGCAAAGAGACTGATGCTTGGAAATTCAACTTATCAATACCAGCTGCACCATCGATGCCATTGATGGCTTGTTCATACGTGAGTTTGCCAACAGCTCTAGCAAAATCTGGATGGTCCTCTAAAAACGCATCAAACCCATCGCACATGTCCTTCAGAGCCCGTCTCATAATAGAGGACTTAGGAGGGATCTTCTTTTCGGTCATGACGTCCAAATCTCGATTGTAGTGCATGTACTCTGCAAATGTGGGCGGACGTGTATGAGCACGTGGTTCGCCCATGATCTTGGTGACTGCACCCGAAATAGGGGAGGTGTCAACTTTGGAAGAAAATCTGACTTGCGGAATGGTAGATTGTCCATAGATGGTGACGTGGTGTTCTTTTTCTTGGTCCAGGAAATTGATGGGATTCTTGGGGTGGATCACAGGTCCGATGTTGTACTTTACACCGTATTCTTCTTCTTCGAGTGGTGAAGAACCATGAGCATTCCATTTGGGGATCCTGTCCTTGGCTCGTTTCAAAGCTTCTTGCGTTATCATGGATGCAAATGCATTGTTTCCGTCTCCTGCAACATGCAAACCTATGATCATGGGATTCTTGCCGTTCGTCACCAAAGGTGATCCACACAAACCATCAAAAGTGTTTGGCAAGGAGTACGCATAGCCCTGCTGGCAAAACCCAACTTTGTAGTCAGGAGCCTCCATAAGGACTGAACAAGATGGCCACTTTAGCTCCTTCAGATTTTTATCTCTGTAAAAGAGTTTCACGTTCGCCTGTTCATCTTCTGTTGGCCTGATAGCCTCCTCTTGTACAAAAATGCCAAAATCCTTCAC